GTTCCATTATCATATAATTCATAAACTCTTTTACTCGTTGAGCTTGTTCTTCTTTTTCTCTGGTTTGTTCCCCTACCACTTGAGTACGAACAGGACCATCAGAAGGTAATAATTCTTTATAGGCTTGAGCTTGAAACTGTGTTACAGATTCTGCAAGTAGTGGATGTGTAACGGAACTCGCACCTTGAAATGGTCTACTCTCATTGTCGTACTTAAACCCCAATAAGTCTAACCCAGAGGTATAAGACTTTTCCCAGTCACTTCGACTCTCTTTATCTTTTTTATAATCTGCTATCAGTTCACTTGATATTCTACCAAGGACTCTCTCATCCATATCCTCGGCTAAGTTAGAATAAAATATTTTTACTTCATCAACTAAATCTTTTATTTTTTCTTCTTGGCTCTGTTCATTTTCTTCAGAAGGTTCTTTAACTTCAACATTAACTTCTTCTTCAACGACTGGAGTTTCTTCCGTAACTTCTTCATCAGTCACCTCCTCATTAGTTTGTGTGTTCTCTTCATCCATTAGTATATCTTTGTTTTTTTATTTCTACCTAATTTGCATTTTGCTTTTACGGACTTGTTAAAAAATTTACCCTCATTAGCTCTTTCATAATACATAGGAAACATTTTTGGTGCAGAAGCTATTCTTGCTTTTTGTTGTTCTACTCTAGCTCTTACTTCACTTGTTAAATCTGGTGCATCTATGTCTGGTCGACTAGGACCTTCTAATAAAGTTTGTATAGGGTCGATGCCAGTGACTTGTGTAAATGCTCCTAACTTTTCTGAAAAACTTGCACCACTATCTTTTTTAGATTTTGTTACTTTACTTTTTGGTTGATAACTAGCTCTCTCTTCTTCAACTACTTTTTTCTTAGGACCTTTTCTAATTCTAGCTTCATCCTCTACAATTTTTTTTCTTAGTAAATTTTCAGTATAACTACTCATTTTTTTTTAGGTCTCCCTCTTTTACTTTTCTTCTTTGGCATACACTCGCATAATTTTCCGAAGAGCCTTCTTTTAATTTTTTTAAAAATGTTTTTTATTTTGGTAATCACTAAAAACCTCTTTGAGCTAATTTAGGAGTGACAAGTAATCCGCCTTTGTTTTTTTTCTTTACTATTTTATCCTTTGGACTTATTGGGGAAACTGTAAATGGTTTTTTATATTTTTTTCCCATTGTTGTATTTTTAAAAAACTTACTATTTGCAAATCCTACAAACTCTTTTGCATCTTGTTTATTTGGTTGTCTTGTAACAATCTTATTATCTTTATCGACTACAACAAATTGTTTATCTTTTTTATTTAAAGTTGGTCTAGAACTTTTACCAAATCCACCTCTTAGTCCAGCTTTGTCTAGTCGTTCACTAAGTGGGTCAATTTTTTTTATTTTGATATTAGTCATAACTATTCCTCAATAATAATTATATTCTTTTGGAGGTAAATCCTCATTGTCTACATAGTCCGAGTATAGTTCAACAAAGTTGCCTTGTCTATACCGAAGCATTGCTTGTGTCATGCTATCAACAAAGTCGTCATTTGCACCATGAGGAAAACTTGCACATTCTTCTATCACTGCATCTGCAAAACTTTCTCCGTAAGGAAACCAAACTGCTCCACTTTCAAATAAGGGTGCAACCGCATTTACTCTTGCAAACTTATCGTTACCCTTACTTGGTATAAATGGAATCACTGGTATTCCCATTCTTCTAAATTCTTGTGTCAAAGGTTCACCACTTGCTTTTTGTTCTATAATCACACTTTCTGCTTCCCAATATTTATACGCATCCATAGCAACAACTTTTAATTCTGGAAAATCATATTTACCTCGAATAGCATCTAACAAAATTATATTTGGTGTTACTTCGTCTGGATAAAAAACTCCCCAAGTTGTAATCGCTGAATAGTCCGCAGTTTCTTTTTTACTAAACGCAGTATCATAACTTTGTATGACATGAATTAAATTAGGTATGTGTTCTTCCTTCCAAGGTTGCCACCATTCTCTTTTAATAATCGCACCTTCCTCGGATGTTGGTTCTTGCATGTATTGAGCTGACCAATTACGAACTGGTAATGATGCTTTTATTTTTTCTAATTCAGATAGTTCCCAATACTCAGACCAAACTGGTTTACCATCTGGCAAGATAGCTGGAAACGAAATTGTTTTCCATGAATCAGCTTTGGGTTCTTTTTGAGCCTTCAATAATCTACCAGTCAAATCATCCTCTGCCCATCGTGTCATAACTAATAAGATAGAACCACCTGGTTGTAATCTCTGTCTAGGTCCTGATGTGTACCAATCATATGCTCGTTCCATTGCTAAGTCTGACATAGAATCTTGTTCCGTATGTGGGTCATCAATAATTAATAAATCCGCACCACGACCTGTTATCGATGCTCCAACACCTGCGGCATAATATTCTCCACCTTGATTAGTTTCCCATCTTCCTTTTGCTTTGGAGTCCTCACGCAGTTTTACATCTCCAAAAATTTGCTTGTACTCAGAAGAATCAATTATGTTTCGAACCTTACTTCCAAATCGTACAGCAAGTTCTGTATTATGTGATACTTGCATAATTTTTAATTTCGGAAACTTCCCTATTATCCATGCTGGAAAATACACAGATGCAAATTCCGATTTTGTATGTCTTGGTGGCATATTTATTATGAGCCTTCCTTTTCTTTCAGAAGCTATTTTTGTAAACTCATTTGCTATGATTTGATGATGACCCCATTTGCTTTTTTCTTTTTCTTTTCTGCAAATAAAATCTTGCCACATCTCTTGAACAAAATATAAAAAATTATCTTGGCAAAGTTTTATATGTTCAATATGTAATTTTTCAACTTGTAATCTTAATCTATCAGTAGTTAGATGTTCTGTTTCACTCATGCAATATTTATATCATAAAAAAATTTAGATGTTTAGTTCTTATATGTATGTATTCAACTTAACCTATACACGCATATGCAGTAACATAAATTTTTGCGACCCTAAAAAAAATAAAAAAAATGCTTGACCAGTTGCAAAATTACCATGAGCCTTCTTTACCGATACATGGAGAACAAACCAAGAACAAACGTCTTTTTTTAACATAATGTATGTTATGCGAACTAGCTATTTCGAATCGGAATCGACTTAATTATTTTGTGTAAGTTTTCGCTGTTGTATTTTACTGTGTCAAGCACCTCGAACCTCTCAACCTTGTCCTCTTTTCCAGAACAAAAAGCGAACATCGAGGGCAAAATTCTCATAAGTTTGAGCAACCTCTGCGAGGGTGCGAAAACTAAGTTGTAAACTAAACCACCTGCATTGATGTAATCTATTTGCCAAATAATTTGATATTTAGATAATCCAAAATTCTTATCTTCATTTGACTTCAACTCTAACCAAAATGAGCTGCCATTCACACATGCATGAACATCTGGGATTCCGTTAATTGTAGAGCTTTCTATCCTTGTCATATGCCATGCCTTATCTTGTTTCTGAAGTAAGTTAAGTTGATACCATAAATTCTTTTCCATGACTTCCTAACTAAACGCACCGACCAGCGACAAAACTGGTCAGTGCAACAAAGGAATCGTTAAAAAAAACGACCATAGAAACCTTACTATGACTAGTAAGGAATATCAATAACTAATATTAGTTTTCTCCAACTTCATTAGCTTAATTTCTTTTTCCAATTTAATACCTACTTCCATCCAAAAATTGTGTGACCAGACTGATGGCGGTAAAGTTTTAAATAGTTTTGCAACTTTATCTTTTCGTTTTGTGAATAAATTAATTCTACAATCTAATTCTTGTTCTCTATCCATCAACAAACTTTTATATTTACTCATAACTATCTCCATAAAGTATTTAATTTATAACTTAATCCTTCTGTAAGAATACCACATAAAATATCATTGGCATAATTTTTCTCAGCAAAAAAACCTATCTCTGCATCAA